AACTGCCTCACGAACGACAATCTTAAGTTGCTCTTCGTTTTCCATGTTCGGCTCCAATGACATTTATCTTCCCCTTGTATAACGCACGGCTGACCCTACGGTTGCCACCCTCAGAGCTAGCCTGAGCGTCCGCTGAGCGCCAACCAGCGCCAGCCGTGGCCCCTTACCACCCGGCAGCACGGCCACGCGCTCCGAGCGCTCTCTAACAGTCTCAGTTTGCAGCTTCATCAGCGTGGTTTCCAGTTGCTTTCTTCAGTTCTTCCTCAAGGGACTCGATACGACCTTGGAGCACCGCCTTTTCAGCTTTCTCACATGCCAACTCAGCGGCGAGGTTGGCTGCACGATCTCCGAGCTGATCGCGTTGAACGCGAAGTTCAGCGATGAGGCCGTTTACTTGAATCTCTGTCTTGTTGATCATATCTATATCCTATGCGATCTGTGCGCCCCAGAAGAAGTTGTTATCTGCTTCTACATAACCATCGTTAGTGGTCATGAACGCCATTCCCTGCACTGTGTCTCCAGACGACAATTTCAAAAGGGCAGTTACTTGAACAAATGACTGCAGACTTGTGATCGTAGCATCACCAGTCGTTGCTTGTGCATCCGCAGTTGGATTCGCGGCATTCACACTGAGGCCAACGCGAATATCAGCAGGGATTAAAGAATTGACTTTCCATCTGTATCCGACACCGAACATATAGTATCCGTCATGCGGAGCAGTGAATGTCCCAGCTGACCAATCGCCCTGATCATTGTGGCGAGCGGTGTTGAAAGCAATATCTGTCCAAGCACCGGCCCCGATGTACTTATCGAAATTCACGTATGAGCTGAACTTGGAGTGTTCAGCAAGTGAAACTGACCCGGATGAATTCGCTATGACGATAGCAGTCGTTGCTCCAGAACCGACCTTGACCGTGAAGTCATTATTGCCCAAGAGGCCGATCAGTGCCTGACTTATGAAGTTCGTTTGGAAGTCGAGACCAGCATCACTCCCAGCGACATTCTTGCTGAACTTGTGAGAAACACTTCCTGACCCATTAGAGTGGAGAACGTTGGCTCCACCAATGATAAGAGCATTGGTTCCATCAGCAGTCGCTCCAGCGATTGCGACGTTGCCAGTATCCTTGTCAATGCTCAGGGCTGTATTGAAAGCAGCACCGTCGGCAGATACAGTGAGCGTGAAATCATCGTTGGCGAGAAGACCGAACCTTGCCCTTGTACTGAATCCAGTTTGCAGAAGAAATCCTGCATCATCACCGGCAGCAGCCTTGTTCAACGTGACATTGATATCGTCAGTTTCACGATTGAACAAGATTCCTGGGGACGACACTGAGAGACGATTGGTGGTGTCTGGGGTTGCGTTCACACCAAGCAGTGTCACGGAACCATCACTAAGGGAGCCGGAAGAAACTCCGTCTACGACCCATGCAGTTCCGTTGAATGTGACGTGCTGATTCGCACCTTGATCGTATGCTCTCCAGCCTTCACTTGGGCTGAAGAAGATCCAGTTGGACCCAAGGTAGAGAGCGACCTTGGTTTCCTGACCAGCGAATGCACCTGTAGCTGTCGCCGCTACGATATAGCGATAACCAGCAGCCGGTGAGACTGGAGGAGCAGTTTGAGTCCGATTGAAGACTGTGAGGTTGACAAGTGCGTCGAGCCTCTGCATGGCCTGATTGACTGTCAGGTACTTTTGCCCCTGAGCAGATTCAAGTTCTGGAAGACCGAGAATAGTTGTTGCCATCTCATCACACTCCGTAGGTTGCAGTCACCGGACGTCCTCGGCCGACGCTGGCAGACATCTGGTAAATGCGGGCTTTGAACACTGACGGAGCTCCTGAATAGGTGTAAGTAGGACTAGTGACTTCCACTGTGGACTGTAGCACATCTGACCCGTCAAGTAAATCGATTTGATAACGCTCCTCGTCTTCATTCAGAGGAACTGTAGATTCCTCAAATCCTTCTCCGCCGAACCGAGTTTGACGTTTCCAGGTAAATGTAACTTCACCATCACCGGGGAAGAATTGTACATCTGCAACCGGATAAGGAAGCTGACCAGCGGCCTGTCCGGTATGAGAAACATCTTGATAGAAACCAGAACCAGTCGCATAGACATTTGGCCCGTAGCTATAATTTATTGCATCAAACCGGCGAGACTCGGGGATCCCGAGTGGAACCATCGAAGTTGCATCAAGGAAGACCACTGGTTGACCAGCAGGAATTGGATCTTCCATGATCGGCCACGTCCCGAGCTGACCGCGGAACAGTCGGCTGAGATTATAGCGACGGCCAGATTGAAGAGAAGCTGTGACAAACTTCAAGACTTCCCAATCACCATTCGACGTCTGAATTGCGATTGCGTTGGCACCATTCCTGACGTTAGTTTCAGTGTTACCGAGAACCTGAAAGTCTGGGTCATTCATATCAATCTGAATGATGTTCCCTTCGTCAATGACAGAGTGGGGTCCGGCCGGAAGATCCGTCACAAGGACACCCATCTGTGTTGGGGTGAAGAGCTGGTTCATCAGAATAAGGTCTGATCCAGTATTCTCATAAACATTGACAGCAGGTGGGAACGGACCTTGATATGCAGCGAGCCTTGGAGCCCAAGGACGAGGTTCCTCACCAGTGACGAGCGGAAGATCCAAGAACCTAAGCACGCTCTTACCGACAACGTCTACGCTGCGTGATGAGTTTGCTCCAGCCCCAGAGATCAGTGCGTCATAGATGCTCGTGTCGATACTCTCGCCTGAGACTTCCAGTGACTCACCTTTTTGAATGCTGGTGAGCCGGAAGGCAAGTTCACGACCAGCAATTGTGATAAGAGCTCCATCACCAGGATCGAAAGCGACTTCACTTGGTGGGAGTTCGAATTCAATCTTTTCACGAGCCGACCACGATTCTTGAATGACGATCTCTGCGAGGATTCGCATGATGTTGTCTGGCAGAACAATCGGGAAACGAAGTTCAGTCACGACGTCGCTAGTCGTGGTTTGTCTGCTTGCGCCGACAGTTCCCACTTGATAATCTTTACCCTCATCATAGAACGAAATTACCGATCTAGCTGGCAGCTCCGTCTCTTGGGCTCTCGTCAGTTTGTAGCCGCCAGCCTTGTCTGACTTAGCGACGAAGTTCGCAATGTCAAGCGGTGAGAAAGGTGTATTTGCTCGAAGAAGAAATTTCAGCTTCCCTTCTGTCTCAAATCCATCGAACAGATAAGCACTGAACAGGGGATTTAGAGCCTCACGAGGGGACATGAGATTGTCGATCACATACCCGCGAACGACAGTGTTCGATCCAACTAGACCAGTGACATCAATGTCTGTTTCATCGAACCCAACCCATCCACAGATGATCTTCACCAATTCGCCCAGAGGTACGACACCGACACGACCGTTCAGCCAGTGGCCGAGGTTCCAGTTCTCACCATCGCTCCAAATATCTGAACGATACGGGAATGCCGGGAAGGGTCTGGCATCCCATGTCCAAGCGGCCATGTCCGTTGGATCAACCATCTTCACGGAGCTAATCGTAGGAGCGTTATCGCGCCAGTAGGTGATCATTGCTTCGTAATAGATGCGCTGAATTTGATCATCGCGATTACCACCAGAGAAGTATGGCAAGAAACTTTCCGAAGACTTAGGATCGTAGAACACGTTCGGTTGATTGGTTCCCTTGTCAACAGCAGGGCAACCGTACTCAGAGAAAACGATCTTCTTCGCTCCAGCAGTCCACGAAGTTGGAGTTCCGCTTTCAGTCCCACCGGGCCGGTTGTAGTGTTGGTTAGACCACCAGTTCCTGAGGTCCTTGTTCCTGTAGACCCACGGTTTTCCACCACCATCTGTGATGGCAGTCCTTGTCTGCGAAGTTCTTGCTGAATCATCAGCATAGAAATAATCGTAGTATTCTCCACCTTCGATCTGACCTTGGAGATAGTCCATATCATAAATTGATGTCGCCTTCGGGTTTCCATAGGTATCGTTCCCGGTTCCCCAATCAGCGTGAGACTGACCATCACGCCAATCTGACATCGGCAGATAGTTATCAATTGCGATAAATGCACAGTTCGAGTTAGACCAAATTTCGTCCATGTTGAAGAAAACGTCGCCACTTCCGTCACTTGGACGATGGGAGTGGTATTCACTCCAATCCGCAGCATAGCTCACTTCAACACTAGTTAGTCCAGCGGCGTTAAAGATTCCTTTGACATCATTGATGAGAGTGCTGAACGCTGTCACACCAGGATAGACCCCAGTCCCATTCTTACGAGTCTGTGTGATCCCTCGCATTTCAGTTCCAACATAGAACGCCTTCATCTTGGAACTGTCAACTAGCGTTGCAGCGGCAGCGGCACAGAGATGAGCGTAATGAAGAATCATTCTACGGAAACCAAAGTCGCTCGCTGAGCCAGTATAAGTGACCGTCGTTCCGGAAACGTTGAAGTCGCTCGCTGACACGCTACCGAAGAAAGCATCAACCTCTGTCTGAGCAGCCGCAGTCCCGTCAACAGTCGCAGGGTCGCTTGTCGTGATACGCCCACGCCATGGATAGACTGCTTGTTCAGCTCCACCATAAGGATCAGTGAGACCGTTCCCGGAAGGAATGTCCATCAGCAAGAATGGGTAGAACAAGATATCAAGATCTTGTTCATTTGCCATATACTGGATAGCCTCAACCACTGAGTGATCAGAAGGAGTTCCACCGAAAGCAGGGCGATATTCACCATCAACAGAAATCTGGCTTACATCATTCGCTGACTCTCTCGTTAAGCCACCAACATTCCACGCCGTCGGTTCCAGAACCTTGTTGTCTGTGACTTCTGTCCTAGGCTCAATATCGCAGTTATTCATACGAAGATCTGTGCCGAACCAAGAAATGACGAGGCTCACACTTGAAACATTCGGGATATTTGATTTCAGATCTTGGATTGAAAGTTCCAGATCGGTCTCGTCAGCCTTGAGATGAATATTCTCAGCCACAGCATTCCCGAATCCGTCATCCTTAATCTGTGGCGTCGTTCCATACACGACTTCGCCAGTGGCAGGGATCAGGTTAACACATTCAATCAGATTTTCTAAAATTTCTGCGTCCGGATCATTGATTGGCACAATGACTTCTGCAGTAATCTGGGGAATGCGATTACCGAAACTCGTCAGCTCAAGCTCTTCAAATACCAGATAAGCAATCCCACGATAGGCGGAAGTATTCGCCGCCCCTTCGGTCGCGCTGATTGTTGAATCTTTGGCCTGAGTGTCACTTCCCGGGTAGAAGCGATAGGTTATCCCGTTCGTATCCAGGAGTTTGTTATCTGCCCAGATGCGACCGATGGTCGCTCGTTCATTGCCTTCACAGAAAGCTATGGCGAACGAGACATAATAAGTGTAAGTCGTAGTCGTGACAGTAGAGCTATTGCCCCCGCCCTTACCTCCGGTTTCCTGAGTATCTGTGGTTTTGACTTCGCGAAAATTGGTAGTCCAGATCAAATTTCCACTGATGCGAGCACGACCGTAGAGCCGTTTAATCGGCTGTCCTTCTGAAGATGTTGAGATGCTTACTTCTGTCAGTCGTGGACCCTTGTTCTGGACATTCGTGCTAGTGCCGAACAAACGATTGTCAATGAAAGTGCCGACTGCAGAAGCAGCGAGAGTCGCAGCAAACAGACCAAAGCCTGAAAGCTCAAGAGAGCCGACGGCAGCAGTGAGAACAAGAGCAGCCATCAGCGAACCCCCTTGAACCGGAAGACGCCGACCAGCTTGCTCATCCACCATTCTGTGAGATCATCTTCACGAACGACGTTGAGGTTATAGGCGTGAATCATCTTCACTGGAGCGGAAACGATGGAGCAGTGCTTCACAGCCATGCCACGACGCATTCTGAACATGAGGACCTCACCCTCACGGATATCCTCAGCCTTCTTGGGCTTTGGCTGTTGCTTGAAGTACTTCTTAGCGACCATCAAAAGAGGATCATCAGTTCTGTGGTCTCCCCATGAAGGAGAGTAATTCGGCATCTCCTCAGGATTTTCGTCACCATAGAATTCTCTCCACACGCCACGAAGGAGTCCAAGGCAATCACAGCCTTCTCCTTTCAAGCTCTCTTGGTGGTGATACGGGGTCCCGAGCCAAGAACGAGTGATCTCAACGATTTGCTCACGCTTAGTCATTGAAGATACTGCCTCCTGTTTGGCTTCCATCACGAGATGCGTAGATGGAGATATAGTCGCTACCTGGGATCAAGTTGAATCCCTGGAAGTTATTCGTATTGCTGAACTTGGAATTGCAGGTTCCAATTAGTTTGTCACAGCCCGCAATGACCGAGAATGTATCAGAAACAGCGATAGAAAATGGAGGTTGTTCCCAGAGGACGATGGTTCCTGGAGAATGAGCCTTTACCTCAAATTTCAACCCGTTGTTTGCGCCAGACGTAAAGGTCAGTACACCGAGAGAATAGAATCCCTCCGTATCGTTGGAAAGTCCAGTCACTGTCATGCGTCGGTTCTCGGTGACATTCGACACAGTGCCAGTTGAGGTGAAGGAGCCGAGTGAAACTTTGCACCGAGCATCACCGAGAATTGCGTCACAGGTCCGTTGGTAAGACCTTCCAGTCCTCTGTTGGAGGCGCTGAGTCTGGGAACGCAGTTCAGCAGTGAAAGCGAGTTCACCACGCTCTACGCGACCGATATTGCCTTTGCTGAGGAGGATTCGCTGCGAGACATCTTCGAAGTTCACCCAATAGAGTTCTACAAGAGCATTGTCATATTTTCCTGATGCGAGGTCATCCTCATTGATTGTGTCAGAATCAAGAGCTCCCTCTGCGCTGAGGTTGTCTACAGAGAGCCCAAGGGAGGACTCAATCTGCGACGCAGTGAAGCCAGTCGCAGCTTCGTAAGTCACAGAACCGAAAGTAAGATCAAGGTCATGTTCGGTGAACCCTTGCACGACTGCATCATTACGAGTGATCTTCCAGCAGTGAACCATCGTGGTCTCACCAGCGTCAAGGAATGATTGAAGACCAGCAGGGAGACTCTTCATAACCGAACCTCCACTACATCAATGTCAGGAACTGCACCAGCGTTGAATTGCTCCACGTTTACGATGATCTGATCGATATCAAAACGAACCGGAACATCAAATTCAAAACCTGCCGTAACGACCACTGAGCTCCCTGGAGGAGTTACGAAAGTGACGATCCCAGTCGTATAATTGACAGAGTAGTGCGTAGTCTCCGTTTGAGGCGAACCGTCAAGAGCGATCTTCACAGTTCCGTTAACTGGCTTACTGATCGTTCTGGTATAGGGGTTTGACGAAGCTGAGTATACCTTCACGAGCTGGAAGGTATCCACAGAATTGTCGCCCACGCCGATCTGAACATCGGTATCAGTTGTCGCGGAGATTGGGTCCTTTGACTTGTAGTCTGCCCAATCTTTCCATCGAAAGCCGTGAAGGCGACCGCGACGAGCTTCAAAGAACTCCACAGCAGCATAGAGATCACCTAGGTCTTGAAGACCGAGTCCAGCGTTATAGCTGCGACGAGAGTTTGCCCAGATGCTATTTCTTTGCTCGAAGCCAGAGCGCAGGGTCACAACGTCAGTCATCCGGCGGGGTCCACCGCTGGAGCCTTTGGAGATACCTGTCGGGAACTGGACTTCGTGAAATGCCATCACATGTTCCTCTGACCTTGGCTGATCATGCGAGCAGCCTTAGCGGCCAGCTGAGACTGGGACTGCTTGAAGCTATTCACATCAGGGGTTGAAATATTGAAGTTCACGACGACCTGTTGGTTTCCTCCACCGGGCTTTTGGCCACGAGGTGTGACTGTGACATCTTCACCGTCTTGTGCTCTGAATGCCACCAGACGATTATCTGCTCCTGGGAGCGGTGCTATGCCAGTCTGTGATCCCACTGTAAACGAGCCACCATTCTGGAACCCGAAGAGCCCTTTCAGACCCGAGAAGAGTGAACCGAAGATATTCCCCCCGGCTTGACCATCACTGATGCCGGTATTGCCGAACAGTTGCTTGAACGCCTGAGAAACAACAAGCTGAATGATTTGCTTGTTGATGCTCTTGATAAGAGAACCAAAGTCAGCTTCACCATCAACTACGAGATCAGCGATAGCTTGCGACATTCCATCGAAGGCACTAGTGACAATGTCCTCCATCTGGGTGGCGAAGTCACCAGTTTTCTCAAGGATCTTAAGGAACCCGCGCTCCAAACCAGAGGCCATGTCACGCTGAGAGTCAAGGAACGTAATCCTGGCTCTGAGAACAGAGTTTGAGAATTCGTCTTGATTGATCCTGCCAGCCTCAAGAAGCTCATTCAAGGCTTCCAAGGTCAGCTGATATTCATAAGCCGGGCCGCGAACTTCTTCATAGATTCTTGCAGCGGCCGTCAAAACTTCATTCTCACGAAGCAGCTCTTCAACCAGAGCTCGTTCGCTATCTGTCAGGCTCCGCTTAAGATCATCCTCAATCTTAAGAATTGCTTGCAGCCGTTCACGCTCCGCCGCGTTAACACGGAGAAGTTCATTCTGGAGAGTGAGCTGCTGAACGATCTCTTCGAACGTTGTCCCATCGCCAGAGCCATCACCTGAACCCGGCGCTGTTCTTGGGTTCGTTGCATCCAGATTTGCAATTCGCTCAGCGGCAATCTCTCTTGCCCTCACAAGGATCGCTGTCCAGGCATTACCGATGTAATCAGTGCTCAGAGCATCGCTGAACTCATCATTGAAGATTTGACCAACCTCACGAGCGGCTCCAGTGATCTCCGGGCGGAACCGATCAAGATCAACAGAGAAGTCATCCAAGAGCCCAGCGAAAGGATTGTCCAGACCGACTTTCTCTGCGGCGCTCCCGATGAATTCAAGAAGATCTCCAACTGCACGAACGACGGCTTCTGTTCCTCCTTTGACAACGTCAATGAGACCATTGACAGCAATCGCACCAAGATCAATCAAAGCGGCTGGCAAGATCTCCCATGCTTTGATAATACTGTTCATCAAACCGACCCACAGGCCGATATAGAAATTGATGTAGGACTTGATAGCTCCAAGGATCGCCATCAGCACTTGGCCGATGAAATCCTTGAACTTGTTCCACAGACCTGAGACATAGTTCAGCGCCGTGGTGAATCCCTCGGAAATGAGGTTTATCACCGGAGCGATAGCCTCACCGATCAGTTGGAAGGTCGCAATGCCTACATCACGAAGTGTGACGAATTCCTCGCCAGCAATCGGAATCTTATCAGAGAAAAGAACAAGAGTCGCAACAACAGCTATAATTGCGGCTGCGATTGCTGCATAAGGATTTGATGATGCTATTCTAGCGAGGCCAGAAAGTGCTGATCCAGCCCCACGAGCACCAGCGGCTAGACCTGGGAAGGCTCGAGCGAGGCGGGCGGTGAAGGTACTAGCAGCAGCCCCGGCAGCAGCAGAACGGCCCTGAGCGGTCGCCAGAGCGGCCTCAGCAGCCGTCTGAGTAGCGGTGGCGCGGGTAAGGTTGCCACGCGCCGCAGCGAGCGCTGTCTCCGTCCGAGTGAGAGCGATGTTCGTACGAATGTTCTGCGCCAGAGCAGCATTGTATGCGATGAATCGACCAGTCAGAGCATCACGAGCTCGACGTTTCGTATTGTCAATCACAATCGAGGCTTGCTGTTGAGTGAGTAGTGCTCGTTGAGTTTGAAGCTGAGTAACATCAAGCTGAATCTGGCGAACGGTAGAAGCTGCCTGAGCCTGAGCGGCAGTCGCACTTTGAAGTTGTGAAGCAGCTTTCGCCCGTTCAATCTCAACCGAGGTCAGCAGAACAGCATTGCCCTGAGCGACAGCGGCAGCGAGTTCACGACTTGCACGAATGGAATTTACAATCCCGCCAATGAATGTTGCGAATTTGAAAGCTGCGAATCCGGCATAGGCAGCGGTCAAGCCAGCAAGAAGGAAATTCAGAGATTCCGCAATACCGATGATAGCTCTTGCGACCGCTTCACTTCCGCCTATGAGATCGTCGAAGTTGTCCAGGACACGCAAGAATTCAGTGCGGAGAACTGAGAATGCCTGACCGACTGTCGGCACAGTTTCCGCGAATTTTCCAGCGATTTCCTCACGTGCATTCCGGAAGGCTTCCAGGATGATTTCTGCGTTGATCTTACCCTCAGTGCCGAGGAGACGCAGTTCACCACGAGTGACGCCCATCTGTTTCGCAATTACATCAGCGACGAAGGGGAGTTGTTCGAGCACGGACCGAAGTTCGTCACCACGCAGGGTTCCAGAGGCCATGCCCTGAGACAGCTGAATGAGAGCAGCGTTGGCTTCACGGACACTTGCACCAGACAGAATCGTTGCTTGGTTCAGTGACTCCGTAAAGTTCAAGAGCTCTTGTTGGGACACGCTAAGTTCACGAGTAGCCAGAGCGGTCCTTGTAAAGATAGTCGCCGTGCTTTCAAATTCAGCACGAGCCCTTGCAGCAACATTGAAAAGCTCAGTCTGCACCGCATTGAATTCAGCGGTCGAGTCAGTGACAAGGCGGAGCCTGTTTTCAAAGTTGGTGATCGTATCCAGCAGACGACCAAGGCCAGCAAGTAGACCAGCACCACCAAGAACGAACAGTGCATTCTGCAAGAGACGCAATCCGCGGACAGATCGAGTTGCGACATCACCGATATCTTCAAGACGACGCTTGACGACTCGTGAGCCCTTTTCTTGAACGATAATGTCAATGCGTTCTGTGGCCATTACGCAACCCCTCCCCTAGAGAGAAGTCTGGTTTGCTGGACTTCCACTTGGGCTTCAAGGAGAGCCACTTGGACCCAGTCATTCGGTTGCTGACCAGAGTAACCATTGCGAAGACGATCAAGATATGGGATCGCGTTCGTGATGAATAGAGCTGTACCAGCTTGACCAGTTCCTCGCTTGGCACCCACTCTGAGGAGATTGATCTGTGCGAACCCTGCAGAAAGAGCAGCGCGAGCATTCGTCCGTTCACCAATGCCGAGCTTCTTGCCGGGAGCATAGGCAGGGATGATGGCGCTCGTTGGATTGCCCAAGGAGACACGCCAGTTCGACCGAGCGACACCCTCATCCACAGGAGTTCCTTCTACCAAAGAGGTGAGTGTCCTCTTCGCAACACGCTTCGTCAGCCGCAACGAGTTATTCTCGATACGGCTTCCGAGCTTACGAATGTTGCGTGAGAACTGAAGGAGCGTCGCCACTTATTTCTTTCTCCCTTGGTGTTCGAGGTAAGCGGCATCCATCGTCTTCAGATGATAGTGCATCGCTTCAGTTTGATCTTCATCTAGTCCGTTCGCCACACAGTAGTCATGAACAACTTTCCATGGGATTGGACCCAGACTCATCCCTATCTGTCGACTGTCTGAAAGATCAATGAACCCGAGATAGTAGAGCTCTAAACCAGATATGAGCTCCGGGGCGTTTGCAATGCGATCGGGAAAGGGTAAGTTTTCCCGAAGGCATTGCTCAATGATCTTTTGCTCGACAGCGCCCTGCTCCAGGAAATAGAGCAGGACTTCTACGAGTTTTTTCCGTCGGCCTCCATTTCTTCCTTACGGAATAGAGCGATAGATTCTGCCGACTGTTGGAGATCGATGAACAGCGAAGGCAGATTCTTGAAGGTGAGCACGATATTCTCGGGTGTGACATCGAGCAGACCGCCGCCTTTCTTGTGAATGCCCTTCTTCCACTTCGTGGTGCCGTCTTTCTCCTCGCCATCTGCAACCTGCCAATCCAGGATCACAGTCTTGGCGTAGATGTCGTACAGCAGACCACGTGAGCGATCTTCCGGCATTGTCCCTGCCTGGATGGCCCGGCGGAAAGGCTTGGTCTTGGCTTCCGCATAAGAAAGATACTTCTTGTTCGCACCACCAGCGCGGGCGAGTTGGACGCGAAAGTCGCCATAGTCGATCCAGATCCCGGCCGTTTCCAGATTGGGGTCTGTTTCGAACTGTTCGTACATGCTCATATCGGTTCTCCTTTTCTATGACCACAGAAGGATTACTCAGCGGCAGTCGGCAGATACTTGAAGAAGGTCAGCAACAGAGTGTGACCAAGGGTTGCAGCCACGTCCTCAGCGGTCGCAGCATCCATGCTCAGCGGGAGCGTGATCGGTTGATCCTGCTCCACGTTCAGCCGCCCGTCGCCGAGCGAGACGAGCGGGATATCGATGACAATGCCTTGGTTTTCCTTGACGATCGCCATGTCCAGAGTGACGTCCGAATTGTTCCGGACGGCCTGAATCGCCGAGATGTTACCGAAGTAAGCGGTGATAGAACCGCTGACCTGGAACGTGCCAGCCGTGACATCGAACGCGCCGAGTGTTCCGACCGCCTTGTTCGGCGACAGATTGTTGTTGACAGTGATCGTCGCTTCCGTGATGAAAGCGAAGAGCGCTGTCGGGTTATCGTCGACCGAGGATACAGTCGACATCTTGATGCGGGAGAAGTCGCTGGAAGTGTTGAACACATCAGCAGCCTCAGGGATCGCCACCGAAGTCTGAAGCGGACCAGTTGCACCATCGTTCTGCTGATGGTCAGTGGCGATGAAGCTCAGATCGATGTTGACGAGGTTTGCCGTCGGGACATTGAGCGTGAACTCATTGGGAATTGCACCCTTGAGATACTCGCTCTGGATCTGCGACGGGCTGGCATCATCGGGAGCACCAAGGGTACGCTCGATATGATAAGAGCGACGCACGATCGAGGTTCCGGTTTCGTTCTTGAGAACATCGCCGAAGTAGATGTCGACGAGCTTCGTGGTATTGGCCTCGGTGGCCATCGTAGTCGCGGACTTGTCGATGGTCAAAGCATTCGCTGTGATAGTGCGAATTCGCTTGAAGCCATTGTTCGCCGCTGTGGAGAACTGGTTTGCCGTTAGATCACCGCCAAGGAAGATCCACTGGCCTTCAACAAGGCCGAGTGTGGTGAAGTCCAAGGTCGAAGAAGTCAGGATCGGCAGATCGCCTGAGGCGTCCACGTCCACATCGCCAGAGGCAGAGCGGAAACCAACGACCTGAATGTAGGCACCGGACGGAGGAGATGCCTCCGTCACGAGTTGACCGTCAGCGACTTCCACCGATGTGTTCGAAACAACTGCGGTCACAACGTTGAGAGCGTTGTTGTCTGCGTTCGCGAAGCCGACACCCTTGATCAGGGAACCTGCGAAGAACCCAGTCGTGCTGGCAACTTCATATTCGTCTGGATTAGCAAGATCGACATCAACTGCCGTGACTTCCTCGAAACCCTTGCGGCGAAGGTCAGCGAACATCACGCCCTGAAGAAGATCCTTCAGGTTTTCCGACGTGAGGTTGTGATTGAAACCACCGGTCGCGTCCAGATCGGTCACGACGCCCTTCTTGCGCTGGCGAGAGGGGTTGATGGGATTGGGAGCGACCGTGGTCAGTTCCCCACCGAAATCGTTGTAACTGTTCGGCTCGAGGCGCTTCCACGCTGGTGAGCTGATGACTCCAAGGGAAGCCTCTTCGGCATAGGCAAGTCCCGTGATGTTGGAGTCGATCTTATTGACCTGTGCCATAATGGCCTCCTTATTTGACTTCGTCGTAGCTGAATTCGACGATGACGTTCAGCTGATAGAATTCACCGTCCCGCCCGACTTCGTTCAACCTCACGTTACGGAACCAGACCCCTCCTGGAGTTGCGGTGCCTTCGAAGGCGTCGGACACTACCTTAGCCAATTCGTAGGACTCTTGCAAGCCTTTTCCAACCGGCACAAAAACCTGCGTCGTCAGAAATCCCAGCCTTGTGAAAGTCCTTGCACCCTGAGCCCCGCTCAGTGTAGACTGGAATCCTGCCGAATGTTGCAGGGTCACAACGGCCCACGGTTCTTCATCGCGATCCCGCTGTTTCCGGACATCCTGGTAATGAACTGGATACCCGGTTGTATCCCACGCGGTCTTGAAGACTGCGAGGATTTCATCTTTCGCCTGCTGATAAGTAAGACTCATCGGCGTACCCCAACGAATGCAATGAGGGAAGTATCTCCTGGTCGCAAAACCTGAAGACCGATAATCCCCCAACGATCATCACGATCGACTACGCTGGAATATTCCCTGAGGTCGTTCTCACCTTGGGCTGTGATGATGATCTGTTCACTGAATGTAACCAGATCTCTGAACTCCGTGCCTTCACCGAGAGCAGAGAGTCCAAATTGACGAACGGTGTTCGGTGGTACAAACACTCCGTTGAGAGCGAGAGTTGTTTCTGCGCCAGCACCGGGTCCATTCCACGGTTTGGCGGGATCGTCAACAGCTTCGCTCAATTTCACGAAAGTGATACTGCGACCGTTGCTTTGAATCAGTCGAGCGGCAGTTGTTGCGAGACGAGAATAATCAACCACGGATAACCCCTCCAGAGCCCAAGAGAAGAGGACGGAGGATCTTATCCGCTGCTGGATAAGGTTTGAATGTGATCTTGCCAGCCGTCCCTGCGACATATTCATAAGTTTCCTCGATCGGACCAACTTTCTCAGTCCGGCCTTGGACAGATCCGGCGTAAGGATCAACCGTCGGGTCTGGAAGCAAGGTCGCACTGACAGCGCGAACTGCATATTCAGAGACCGCCATTTTCAGACGATCCGGAATACCTTCGATGAGAGATCCCCGTTCATCGTAGGCGTAATTTCGAGGCCACGAGAGAGGCTGAATGCCACCGTCCAACCCGCCGCTGAAAGTGCCGATTGTGACGTTTGTCACAGAGCCCTCGAGGACCGTCAGAGCGCCGCTGGCACCGGGCGCGGTTGCGGTAAGGGTAAGCACCGCTGAGGCCGCTGAGGCGCTAACGTGGCGGCTCTGAGGGGTCGCTAGGCCGTAGGTTGTGCCAGCCCCGTCCGCACCGTTTAGCGCGGCTTCAAGGTTTGCCGCAGTCCCAGCCGCAGTCGCTCCGATGAGTACTTCGTAAGTCGCTCCGGACAGCGCCGACACGAAAGTCCAAGTCTCATCACCAATCGTGAGAGCCTCAGAATCACTCGGGAGACCTGTGAATGTGACGGTTGCAGTGGCAGAGCTATCTTCAAGCGTGACAGCAGGAAGACCTTTGAAACGATTGCTGAATCTTTTGTCAACATAGTCAGTCGCTGCGACGATTGCAGCGTCTGTTTGAGCTGAGGTAGCAGTTGACCATGAGTTTTCAGTTTGGCGATTTCTCGCTGTGAGATAGGCTGTCACGTAGGCAGTGTTCACGTAACCATTTGCACCCCTGACACCGACACCTGTTTCAACTACGAGGGTCATCAGCTGAATACTCCTGTAGCAATAGCTGATGGACGGAACCACTGATCAAAATAATGAAGAGTGACAGTCCCAGCATTAGCGCCAGTCGGGATAATTGAAACACCTGCTTCAAAGAAGCCCAGACGATGAATCTCATCTGCTGCAAGATCTGGGGTCCCAAGAGTTCTTGAGCTAGCAGAAATTGAGATATCTCCAGCAGTTACAGTACCACTGAAAGAGATTCCGATATTTGCTGCTACTGGCATTGAGAAAGGATTCGGTGACGGATTTCCGCCCGCCACCGTACCAAGATCAAAAGGAGAACTGACAAGGCTCGCGAAGCGACGTCCCCGGTTCAGGTCGCGATTACGCTCGCGATTATGATAGAGCGCCGCTTGACGAGACATGTGCGTTTCCTCACTTCATGAGCGGCCGAGTGGGACGACCGGACCCGCGCTTGTTCTTCCGCGCCATCGCCGCGTCGATCGGAGCACGAGGCTCGATGTCCTTGGCAGACAGGTGCTTGAGAACCACGGAGCGGCGAGCTACACGATCCATGCGAGCGGCGTTCTGGGATTCGATGAAGCGCCGGGTTGCAGCAGTTGCCGAAGTGTTCGGGTGAAGCTGTTTGACACGGAGATTGACGATATTGATCGCCTTCTTGATCCGCAGGCCAAGAGCCTTCTTCTCTTCGATCTCCTTGTCGACCATGATCTTCTGATCACGGAGAGATCCGGCGAGGTCTTCCAGGTCTTCCTTGGGCACCGTGTTCAGGTACGCCATGAATTCCGCCTCGGTCATTTCCGCGTCGGGCTGTTCCTCGTTGGAGGCCTCAGTATCGGTTCCGCCTTCGGACGAGGTTTCCTGATCGCCGTTACCACCATGCTCCTGCGTCTGCTCCTGTTCATTGGAGCCTTCGCCATCGCCGGTGTCATCGGATTCGTTGTCGTCTTCATTGGCATCACCCTCGCCAGCCTTTTCGCGGTTGAAGTCGGGCGCGGATTCGACAATGTCTTTCCGCGTCACGGCTGCACCCACAAGTTCCGCAACGGTGTCGACCTTGGGAGCGCCATCGGCGGTCCACTGATCGTCATCGAGGGGATCAAGCTGAGCGAGAGCTGCCAGGATCTTCTCTTTATCGGCCATGTCAGCTCTCCTTAATCATCGCCGAGGATGGTGTAAGCGATATGGAGCTCGCCGTTCACCGTCAAGTCCACGCTTTGGTTATCAGTGATGTCAGCAGCGTCGATCAAGGCGTTGAGGTTGATCTCGAGCGAACCGTCCGTATTGTCGAAGATCGCCTGAGTGGCATTGACGCCACGAGTACGAACGCCGACTTCGGCAGTGGCCGCAGCGAGGGCGGTGGAAGCGACGATGTCAACGTCGGTCCCGGTGATTGTGGCATCTCCAGCCGGTGTAGTGCCGATACCAAAATCCCCAGACCACGTATCGACCAGATTTGCATCTGCCCCAGACCCGGAGAATTGGAAATAACCGACAGCGCCGAGGAACAGAATGTTACCCTCAGCGAAATCGCCGATGACGACCGAGCCGAAGCCGATCGCCACACCGGTCGCCGTCACTGTGAGAGTTCCGTCACGAACGACGAATGTTTGCTTGATGATCTCCTGGCGAGCCGGATCGCCGCGAGACATCGAGCGAGGAAGACCCTTACCCATGATGTTCTCCTTTCAGCAAGGTTCTGGGAGGAGCGAGATGCTCCTCCCGGATTGATCCGATTACGCCTCGCGGGTGACGAGACGGGCGAACTTGATCTGCTTCCGCTCAGGATAGACGCGGTTCCAGGAACCGGCCTCGTCCAGATCGTCACCAGCAGTGCCAGTGTTGGAAGGACCACCGTTCGGGGCCGTACCAGTGAAGGCGTGACCGACGGGATGAATGGTCCATTCGACGCGGTTGTATAGGATTTCCTGACCGCCGCCGTTGCCGCCTCCGGCCTTGCGCTCCACTTCCGTGGGCATCTTGGCCTGACCGACACCGAGGCGGGTTGCACCGCCGCCGAACAGCCACGTATCGTAGACATTGCCAGTGCGCGGAACACCGTCATCAACGATGACCTCACGGCCAAGGAACGTCGGGATGTTGACGCGGCCCTCGGAGTCGGGAATGAAGTCGATGAGGTTGTTCTTCTGCATCCGGTTGTACACGATGGAGTGAACGACCACAGCCGTGAGATCTTCCATCGAATCGCCCATCGTAACGGCGGCATCCAGGAATGCTTCAGCGGAGAAGTTGGTCACACCGTCGACGAACGAAGCGCCGGAGATGTCGTTCTCGTAGTCATTGGAGTCATTCGCCACGTTGTCGGCAATGACACCCTTCCAGGTTGCGATGAACGCGGCCTGAAGACGACGAGTCCAGTAGTAGGCGACGCGGTCAGCGATCGCTTCCATGGGATCAGCGCCGGCGAGTGCGGCGGTGAGATCCATGCTTGACCAGGAGTTGTTACGGCTCAGACGAACCGCGACTTCCTGGGCAGTTTGGATCTTGAGCGGATTCGGAGGCCGCTCGGGTGAGGTCCCGGAACCGGCAGCATTCGCGGACGAATCGGCCGTGTTGAACACAGCGGACGAGTCGTTCGAGACGCGTTCGGCGTCGTCATCCAGATCACGGAACGACGGGACGTTGAAGGTGATGCCACCACCAGCGAGCAGGATGTCGATCGCAGGATCGCGAACGGCAAGACCCGACTGAATGATACGAGCTTTCTGCTCGGTCAACTGCTGAGTGTAGGGCGTGAAGATTTCGGGGACGACTACGTCTGCCACCCGAGTAGCTGGTCCAATTGCCATCTGATTCTCCTTTCACAGAGGCTGTCACAGGGAAAACCGACGGTGGAACCCCTGTTCCGGGTCGGGTGGTGTCGAGCCCCTGCTCGACGGAGGATGCTTGCACCATAACTCATTTCAGAGCATGGTGCAAGCGATATTTATTTCTTGGGAGGCCGAGAGCCACCCACCTTCGTGCCAGCGGCCTTAGCCATGCGATCGGCGACGTCGCGGCCCTGTTCGTTCATGATCTTGCCCTGTTCGGTCAGGTTCCAGTGCTCATGACTGAACGGGTTGTTCCCGGCGAAGCTGTTGCTTCCGCCGCCACCACGACCACCACCACCTTCGCTCTCAGGCCACCAATGAGGACGGAGCTTGGTCATCTCCTTCATCCAGCCCTTGACGTCGAGCCCAGGAGTGAGACCGTCAATATCCGACTTCGTGACCCACTTGCCGTCGTCGTTCTTCTCGAGCATGGCCGAAGCAGCCATTTCGATGTCGGGAACAGCGGTGGAGTGAGCCTTGGATTCGGTGGCGACAGCACGAACGGAATCGTTGCGATCACGCGATTCGATTGAGCTCTTCAGGGTGTCGTTCTCGGTCTCGAGAGCCGTCTTGGCTTCAGTGAGCTCTTTGATCTGCCGTTCCAGTGGTCCAGTCTTCTGCGAGAGACGACCTTCAACCAGCGAGTTCAGCTTCTCCTCGTCGAGCTTCCCGCCCGCCGCAGCTTCGAGTTCCTTGATACGATCCAGCTGAGCGAGGGTCTCTTCAGCATTGAGATCACCCCAAGGCTTGAGAGCATCGCGCGCTTTGCTGTGATCTTCACGTTCCTTGCGGAGCGCTTCCTTCACGGTGTCGACGTCCTTCTGGGTCTTCATTCCAGTGACGCCACTCAACACGACCTTTCCATCGTCCCCGACGGTGAAAAGTTCATTGAAGACGGCCTCATTCTGGAACGCTTCCGGAAGAGCGTCTTTGTTCTCGTATGAGAGTTCAATCGGCATTGGTATCTACCTTTCTAATCTTCCTCGGACCCCTCCGAGGGAGGACCCGACGGATTCCCTCCGTCAGATTGCGATGGTGCTCTGTCGCCGTTTTCAGCGCGCTTGAACACTGTGTCTTTCTCTTGCTCAGCAGCAGCCATCTCCTCTTCGAAGGTGAGCTTCGTAAGCCCCTTGTCCTTCGCATTCTGATGGAGGCTGCGAGCCGAAATCGGATAACCGAGGTTGCGAGCAGTCTGTTGCTCGACCATGCTTTGTCCGGTGAGCTGAGCATCGCCGAATTCGAGGTTCGGCTCAACGCTTACTTCTTCCGGATTTGCACCGACCCACTCAGCACAGATCTTGAGGATCGCCTCAAGGCCAGCAGCGCCGGTCATAGCGATCTGATTGAGGTCCGCTGTGCGAGCAGCAATACGAATATTGAGTGAAGTGCCTGACTCGCGCTCACGTGAGACAGTGTCGAGGCTCTGGGCTCCCATGGAGCCAGCCCGCTTGCGATCATTCTCCAGCGCCTCTCGCTGCTCGCTCAGGCCATCGGATTCAACGCCGATATACTTGGCATCTCCTCCCATTGGCACGTCGATGCGAGCTCCAGCACCAGTCCGGATGGTTTCGTCCTCATCTTGGGCTCCGCCAACGACCACCAGAGTGTCTTGTCCCTGCATAAAGAGGTTCTGACGGTAGTCAGCCTCACCACGATAAATGGTCATGCAGAGATTGCCGAGATCCATGAGGGGTGGCTCATCAACATCGCTGACAAGGTCACAGCCATTGATGATAACAAACGGAACCTTCTTCAGCTCGGTCCCTCGAACGGTCGCTGCCTTGAGTGAACCGTCCGTGATGGCAGGTGACTTCTCATCAAAGACACCAAATCGGTAAACACCGTCGCTCTCATTGCCGTCCAAGGTTCCGAGGGCGAGCACCCGGTACTTCTCGGAGATTTCCCATCCGAATGACAGGCTCGAGCGCTCGTACTCACTCTCATCGAGCACCACGAGGTTCAAAACCTGCGGAACGAGGCCTTCCACAGTGCCATCATCCCAGTTGATGATCCGTTCGGTCGCGTACGTCGCGAGATATGGGAGTGCATCTGTCGTCTTGGTCGGCATATCTGCCAAAACGCCAATTCGACCAGTGATCAACTGCTCTTCGTTGATCCGGCGGAGGAGCTGAGGGAGTGTCTCGCCCTTAGCAGAGCGAATATTTTCAAGTTCGGAGGGGAGATTGATCTTCGGCGGTTGAGAGTGCATCATGCCGACAGCAGTCTGGACAGCTTCACGGACAAAATTGGGGAAACGAGCTCTGGTCTTGTAAGCCTGATAGGCTTTGTATCCAGGTTGCTCCTGATTCACCATTCCATCTGTGACCTGCCCTGAAGTCGGCGGGAGATACAGGGTCGCTTTCGACTTGACCTGCCGCTCTCCCTTGTAAGCATCACGCATGAGAGTCCAATCGGCTGACTGAGCCGTGAACTGAGGATGCTTCGAAGAGAGGTCTGTCGACATATTGTCAAGTCCTTGCGAATTCTGACGAAAGACACCATACACTAGCGACGGACCGCTGGCAAGTGGAATTTATCGGTCGTCAATAATGCCCTGTTGTCGATCCACTTCCGACGCTCATGCCACAAAACCGAACGAAGTAGCGAGTATCATCAGCAGAGTGATCTTCGGCCTCTGTGTTGACATCATCAGGATCGTCATCGTCTCTGGGCAGAACCGGGACAGTCCGCACCCAATTGTCACATGTATCAAAGATGAAGAGACCCGGTCGCTCTCTCGGCCCAAGAGGAGAGGGCTGAGCGTTCTTGAGCATCCGACGCATCTGGTCCCAACCGGTGACACGAGAACCTGACCTCTTATCCGACGGGATCCACTTGATTCCCTTGTAAACGATACCATCGTCCAGGCGAACTCGGTTCAGCATGTCCGTCGCAATGCAATTGCCGTTCTCCGCGCTGAATATCTGTGCGTCAGCCACACCCGGCTTCACACGCGTCCACATAGGGTTCCGAGGGTCCCTCCAGCCCCACCTGAGCTCGCGCTCCACAATGCCACGGCTGATATCAACAGCGAGCATCCTCTTGCCCTCGTTGGGCTTGCCTGTCCAGCCATACCACTCGGCAACACGGAAAACATCACCACGGATTGTCGATCTCCAGCTACCGTTGGGAAGCTGAACATCTTCTCCATTGCTCGTCGCCCACCAGCCGACACTGAATGGTTTGGATGAGCCCCAGTCGAATGAGCGGCTGATCCTCCAGTTGAGAGGGATCTCGAACGGCTTGATGAGGTTGTAGTCTGGATCCCAAACATCATCAAACATGCCACCAGCGACGATGTCCCAGCGACCCTCGAGCCATGCAGCTTTCTCAGCGGCGTTCCGAGCAGATGCAGCCAGCTTCGTGATGTATTCAGGATCAGACTCCAAGAGGATCTTGTTCTCTTCCAACCGGGAGAAGATCGAGAGGCGAGCCGGTTCGGGTCTACCCTCCTCGTCAATCAAATCCTTCCGCACTTTCATGTTCATGAGGTCAGGTAGGTATCTCGCTTTCACCCAATTGTGTCCGGGTCCATACGGGTTCGTCGTAGCGCGAACCATACGAGGCATTCCAGGCTGTGAAGAACGGCAGCACGAGAACATTCGCTTGTAGCCATCGTCCGAAGGCCAGTTGCAGAGTTCCTCCCAGCCGATCCATGGATACTCGTGACCGTGATAGTTCCAATAATCGTCAGCCTTCTTGAACTGACGGAGCAGGAGCTGTTCTCCACCCGGCCACGTCCACACGTGCTCTGAGTGATTGAACTTCGCCTGAGGCCAAATCTGCGGGAACCATTTCTTAGTCTTCGTGATGACGTCGGTAAGTTGTTTATACGTTTGGCGGAAAAGGATTCCCTTCCATGCGGAACCAAATCCTCTTCCGGTGAACATTCCAAACGACATTAGGAGGCAATCTGTCTTTCCGCCGCCTCTCGTCCCTTGATACAGGACTTCAAAGATCGGTGTGCTGGAGAGGAACGCTTCCTGGCTCCCGGCTTGCGGACGCCAGATGACATTATCGGGATATGAGGGGGAAGCGTGTGCGTTCACTTGACAGGACTCGCGAAGAAAGGCGGGACGTAGAAGTATCCCGGCTCACCGAGATTGAGCTTCTTCGCGTTGTGAAGCTCGATGAACTTGGTCCGGCCCTCGTCGGACAGATGCTGGAAGTAGAACTTCCCCGCGCCCTTGACCTGAACGTCCACGTAGACTTTGTAATTCTTGTCCGTGGGAGTCAGCTTCACACCTTCCTCAATCGCTTGGAAGAAGGCATCCTCCGAGAGGGAGCCGCAGAAGGAACAGGTGTGGTCTTCCCTCCATACGAATTCTCCATTCATTGGAGATTTGAATGGAGACTCCGGACCGCCTCCACTCTCTTGGGCTCGATGGCAGTATTGCTTCTCAGTCGTCATCTTCCAGTGCTCCTTTGAGGATGAGGCCCTTCGCCATCTCCAGATGCCAGAGGGCGTCCTTGTTCGACATTCCGGAGGAGCGAATTCCAAGCTCACCATCGTGATCGGTGAACAGGATCAGGACCTCTGGAGGGTCCTCCCTTCTCGTGAGGTCCAATGCCTCCGAGGGCTTCATCCGCTCGTGCGCTCCCAATTCAATAATATTGTCGTTACCAGCACTCATCAAAGTACTCCGAAATTGGATAACCCTGAAATCTGATAATACTGCACGAAAGACTATCTGGCAAGCGCGAAGAATCTCTCGCGTCGTCCGCGAGAGTTCCGCCGAGCCCAGAGTGAGCGGGCGGGCGACGAGGAAACCTAAAAATCATTAAGGGGTGAAAGCCAGCAGCACGATCCAGCCGCAAGAAGTCACAGTGGCGATAACAATGATCCAATTAAAGAGGTTATTCACAGACTCGTCCTTCCCCGTTCGTCCCGGTGCGATCTCAGGATACTACAGGTTCCCGTCCCGCGCAACCAGTTCCTTGGGCGAAGGTTGTTCAAGAGAGCTTAAAGCTCATCCGTCTCATTTCATTTTGTGGGATTGCAATCGTTCAAGGTTGACCGCCAGAGTCGCGGGGGCGGGCCACTCCCTCCGGCGTCTCTGAGGGCGCCGTTGATGGGGCGGGGTCCGGGGAGGAGGGAGACGGATGATCGCCTCCCTCCGTCCGGCTCAGGCCGCTTTGGTGTCTGCCTCGGCCGTCTTGGCCTTGTCGGCTTCCCATGCCTTGACCGCTGCCTCGTACTCGGCGTCGGTCGGCTCGCGGAGGGTCAGGTAGCCGAGCTCAGCGTAGAAGGTGACATCGCTGGGGATCAGGCCCTCGGTGGTCTTGCACTCCAGGAGAGTCATCCCCTCCTTGTACAGATGGAAGCGCTTGACGCAGTTGCCCTTGCCCGGATGGCCCTTAATTTTGTCAATCGCCCGGAGCATCTTGCGCTGAGGCTTGGCGACGACCGGCTCGGCGGCCAGACCCTTGATCGCCTTGCCATTGGTGTGGAGAGTGACGCCGACTCCCTCGGCCGCCTTCTTGGCCACGTTGGCACGAGCGATCTCAATGGCGCTCATTTCGGCCTTGGCGGCGGGCTTGGTCTGCTTGACCGCTGCGTCCTTGGAGACGGTGGCCTTGGCAGTGGAACGGCGAGTGGTGGCTTTGTTGGACTTGGTCATGGTAGTACCTTTCTCTGGTGTAGGGTAGCTCTTCAGCGGGCGGAGCCCCTTGCTCCGGTTCCCGGACAGGGCTTAGCCCTGTTTCGCCTTTTGTTCCTTGCGCCATTCACGGCGCTGGCGGTTCACTTCCTCCCGGCTCAGCCGGTTCGCCTCGATGCCTTGAGCATTGGCAGGAGGGCATTTGGTCACGCCATGCTTGGCAATGTGTTCGGCTATCAGTTCCTGGTCGGTCACGGGTAGGTTGCCTCCATTGCTAGGCGATGAGCGGTTTCTTTCTCATCGCAATTTTCGTTCTCCATAACTGCATCAAAAGCCCGGTCTCTACAGTCCGGGCTTCCTTCGTAACGTTCTGCAAGCGCGGCAATGCGCCGCGCTTTTGCAAGTTTTTCTTGCATGTCCATAATTTCACCTTTATAGCTGTTTGCTGTTCTGTACCGCCGGAAACCAGCTATGCCTTAGTGCGCAGGGCGTTACCGTGCGGTCCACTGAAGACTAACTACCGTGCCCATATTTGGGCTTTGCTGTCGGTAGGGGCGTTATGCTTAGCCGCCCCGTGCTGTAAGTATGAATTTAAGGCATCCCGGTGCAAATGTAAACCCCTAAAATTCAAAAAAGACAAAATAATTTAGGGCAGCATCCCTGTCCTATTCCGGCCGGTTTTGTGGGGAAAGAGCACGGGCGCGCGCGTTACCACAGATTGGGATCGGGCGCAAGCAAAAACGGTGATCTGCAGAATAATTTGCAGATCACCAATTTACGACTTGCTTTCTGGACCGGGATTTGCGAGAATGATTTCACAGCAGGGGTTGGGGAACGGACAGAGTGCGCGATTTTGAAATGTGGCAGAATTGTGGCAGAGATCGTCTCTTCGGCCGAGAGGCGATCGTCTCCTGCCATGGAGAGCTCTGCCGAGAATGACTTTGTGACAAATCAATCTTACCCATTGGCTCTCGGGAGAGTGACCGAGTGAGAGGGACATCTTATCCCTTGTCCACCGAGCCCAAGAGAAGGGTGGCTCCCAGGAGAGCGACGCGATGATACATCAATCTTACCCTTCCTCCTGGTCCACCTCTTGGGCTTCTCCCTCAATCGTCTTGCCATCGGCGAACTTGGCTTCCCAGTCGTCGATCGACCCAACGTCGGCAGGTGCGATGAGGACGCCACCGCTCACCTTCATGTCCACTTCTCGCTTGTCGCGGTATCCCTCGTCGTGCTTCTTCAGCTCCAGCTCAATAAGTCGGACTGGATAGACCTTCTCCTCGCTGACCACGTTCCCCTGTCGATCGTACGTGACCTTGGTGGTTCCCTCGAAGACGAGGTCCTGGTGGTGAGCGATCAATCGGTCCCGGTAGGTGTGTTCTGCTGCGAGGCAGGCTTCCGCGAAGTCGCTGTCGTTCTCCATGTGACGACGGACTGTCGGAGGCGTGACCCCTGCCGCTCGGGCAGAATCAGACATACGACCATGCTGAGAATATTCGGCGAGGAATGTCTCCTTCGCCTCGTCGTCAAACTTCTCCCGTTGCGCCACAACTTTCACTCGCCAGTTTCCCTCGGCGTCCTGATATTGGACCGGAGCGAATTTCGTGTTCGAAGCGTGGAGGGAGGGAGGTGAGGGATTGTCGGACATGGAGATCTCCTGTAAGAATGTGAAAGTGGCCGATTGACTTCGTACCCGCGCGCGAGGGACTGAATATCGGAAATCGCCGTGTCACTATAGCCCAAGTGAGAGGTCTGACGCAAGTCAAGATTGAGTGGAGTCGGCGGAGCCACCACCTGACATCTGAATTGATGTGTAATTCCAAGGGCTTAACTTATATTATTTCATTATGTCAGTATAGTAAGTAGAGGCACTACTAAGACTTCGGAGCCTACAGCGTTGCCGTTCCTCCCTCTGGGCCTCGCCCACCGCCAACCGCAGAATGTCACGCTGTCACGCCACCTTTGGCCACGCCCGAGGGTTTGCAGCCGGGGGAGTCAGAACCTAACACAGCGACATACTGACATTCATCGGAGAAACACCAGCGTTTACAACACGGTAGAGAGATGTTACCCTGTCAGCTATAGTATTCGCTGGCTCCACTTATGTCGCAGAAAGGCTGCAAAATGCACACACGACCAATTGAGAGTGATGGAGTTCGTTTATTTCACCGAACTCATTACAATGTCAAGAAGGGGAAGGTGGGAGGTCACTACAAAGGACCGCTGTTTATTCCGCCAAAGAAAAATGAGGAGAAGGGAGCCTTCCGGCTGCTGGACCCTGACAACGTCCTGGCTCAGCTTCGCCTTTACAAGTGGTTTTGGAAGAAGTACAAAGAGCTGAAAGCCGACGAGGAGAGGGATCACTACAGCGGTTACATCTTGAAAGATCAATTGATGAGAGAGATCTTTCATGATGCTCCAAGTGTGAACAAGGTTCGGATCGGGAAGCTGCTGCGGATGCTTGTCCAGTATGATGTGAACTTCCAAAAGAACCCGAGCGCTGCTACCGGGAATCGTACCCTGATGCTTTGGAGATGGTCACACCCACTGGAGTTCGCCTATGGCCTGGAGTATTTGATGGAGCTCTGGGTGCCAGCCGTGACGAGGGCGAACAACGGCAAATGTGACACGGATCAGGATTTCTTGGAGGAGCTGGAAATTATGCAGGGGCAGTCTGAAGAGGATGACCACCGTTACATTGAAGACATTATGCGACACAACATTTTTTGATTTTGCTGGCGCGTGGAGAGGCGATTGCACTTGGGCTTGATCGCCTCTCGCCGTTCGGAACTTCGTACCGGACGTTCAGTTCATGTTCCTACGACGATCAGCCTGGACCTCGTCGTAGAACTCCTGCTTGAACTCGTCCAGAGCGTACTCGTGCTCGAGACCTCTGTTCTCTTCAAACAGGGCATTGACCGCCTTCATCACATCAGCAGCCGTGACTCCTGTGGGAACGCCGGTCACCTTGTCACGATTGAAAGCGTACCGCTTGGCGCGAGCCGGGACGGAAGCTGCCATCGCTCCGGAGATGATGTGTTCGAAGCAGAACGCCTTCGCCTTCATGTCCTTGAACTCCTTGCCATCAAAGCCGATAGCGTGAGCTTCGATCAGGATCTTGTGTGGGTCACAGAAGGTTTCTATAGCCGTGAAGACAAGATCATCCACTGATGTCTTTTCTTCATGGTATATCCCCTTAAAATTATTACGGAGAATAATTTCAATGCCATCCTTGGTCGGCCGCTTCACGGTGATCTTGAAGTCACAGCGTCCGTCCCGCAGGACAGCCTGATCGATCACCTCCGGACGATTGGATGCCAGCAAGAGGAACGCGCCGTTCTCCTTCATACCGTCCAGCTCAGCCAAGAACGTGGACACCTGGGATTCCTCCCACGGTGCGACCCGACGGACCCGGCCAGTGCGGTCAGGGAGCATGACGTCGGCCTCGTCGATGAACACCAGTAACGGGTGACCGTGATACTTCTGGTACTCGCGAGCATAGGTGAAGATCGCCACGATCCGTGCCTCGGTCTCGCCGACATACATACTTTGGAGTTCTGACCCCGAAAGGGATAAGAACTCCGAAGCAGTTCCATAGAGCCGCTTCATCTCGGCCGCTGCCGCCTTGGCGAACATGGTCTTCCCGCAGCCCGGAGGCCCAGAGAGCAGAGCGCCCTTCGGCATTTTCATGTCATACGCGGCGTAGAGTTCCTTGTGCTTGACCGGTGCCTGGATGGCATCCTTGAGATGGCCGAGCGGCTCCTCGTTACCGACGATGTCGTCAAAGGCTGTTTCCGGAGCCACGCAGATGAACTCCTCCACTTCCTTCCGTGCCGCACGGTACGACGCCGGAGGCTGATCGCCACTTTCTTCTGCGAACGTTCCACTAATGAATCGCTCCTTGTTGCTGAGGATTTCCATCATGATCTCATCCATGGGGAAGCCCATCACACTCGGTCTCCCACCACGGCCACCGAAAGGTCCACCGCTCATTCTTCCACTCCTTGCTCCGCCCATCGCGGCTGTTTCTGGATTGCACATCGGGCAGTTGGGATCACCGCAACCACGCAGCTGATGCTGACGCCGTTCCTCTTCCCGCTTCTCCTGCTCCTTCTTGTCCTGCGGACGCATCTGCTTCCCGCCGTACTGAGGATCATATGGAGAACCGAACTTGTTCTTTCTCGCCATGTTAATCTCCCATGACTAGTTGCGTTACAAGCACCCAGACAGGAGCCCATAGGATGACGGCAGCTACGACCAGAGCGATGCGCCCGGCAACTCTCTGGACTTGAGCACGAACGGGGTGCTGCCTTTCCCATTCGCGATGATAGATGTTCCACTGTCTTGTGGTCTTGACTCCGTAGCGGTCACACTCGATGAGCCGCTCCCTCTCTTGGGCTAGGTCCATCATTTGAGGTTCCCTTCCAGTAGTTGGCGGACACGCGGAACTGCGAACATCCACAAATGATCGTGAGCACAGAGCCAGTGCGGATGGCCACCGTCCAACCGATCATCTCCCTCAGGCTCATTGTAGAACACGATTTGGATTGTGCCCTCCGGAATACTGACCTGGACTGGTCCTGCATCAAGATCAGCCCAAGCGAGGTCGTCGTCCCATTCACCCATGGAAGGGCAGCAGAGGCCAGCAGCCATCACGCGATCGAACTTCTCGTTAATCCAAGCAACGATGGCAGCATGAACCTTCTCCACAACCGCTCGGTCAGGGCGAAGTTCCAGGATGGTTTCCTCGGGTATGTATCCTTGCTTGAATTCGGCTTGCATGTGACTGGCTCCTTAATTTGATACCCTCATAGTAGCACCTGGGAGTTCAATTGACAAGTGCTGAGGTTCCCGCCTGGACACAAACGCTCTGAGGGCCGCGCCACCATAGGGCAGCACGGCCGACGGGTCTGAGCGGCGTCTGAGGGTCGCTCTGGGGGCGTCCCAGCCTACTCCGGCAGGGTTTTGACTTCAATGGCGTCCTCGTTCTTGCAGAAGAAGGCTCCAGATCTCGTGCACCACGCCGTGATGTAGTCGACATCGGACTCTTCCTTGTTCGGGAGGAAGAAGATTCCTGCCTTGCAGATCTCCCACACTCCCTCTCCATTGCGGACGAGGTACTCCATCAGAGGTTGCTCCATCCATCAGTGGTGAGCATCCAGTTGGACTCTTCCTGCGGACCCTGACGTTCAGGATCAGGGAAGTAGTACGCGTGAACGCTGATGGCTTCCTCGCTTGCTTCGCCCGGCGAGACAATGACAGTCCAGCCCTTTAGGTCGTAGCAGATGACCGATCCCGGCTGAGCGTCCAAGAAAGGCTCGTAGTCCCGCTTGGTCATCACGTGGAATTGTCCGGTGACCATCGCTGCCAGAATATCGGCGCGATCGAAGGGAGGCTCTTCCATTGCCTTGGGGAAGGTGATATCACGGAGGAGCTGAACGATCGGACTCTTCGGTGCTGTCCAGCAATCTCCACATTCGTTAACGATCAACCCGCGTCCCTTGAATGAGTTTCCGCGATAAGAGAAGAAGCCCTTGGCCTTGTCGTTCATAAGACCTTCTTCGTCAACGTAGATAACGTCGCCGTTCGGATCACGGTAGCCAGCCTCAATGAGATCACAGCAAATGTGACGATAGGCAGAACTGAGCTCGTCTGTCGGATTTATGGTGACGACGTCCACCTTTTGTGCGATCGGGTCAACCAACAGGGCGTGAATGATTTTGGTCACTGTCATTTCTCTGGTTCCTAGTTCTCAAAGATGTCGTTGAAGATGTTGCAGAGTTCGGGCTTCGGGCACTTCTGCTGAAGAGCCTCCATCTCGGTCTGCTCACCTGCTGCCAGAGTTTCCACTTCACCGTTAGTCAGCGTCTGGCACCACTGGTCAAGGATGTTGAGGTCGGCTTCGTTTACACCGTCGGCCTCGAGTACAGGGTCAAGGGAGCGCAGCCAAGCTGTCTCGGTCTGTGTGTGGTTTATCATGCCATTGTCATAGGCAAGAACAAGAGCCACCGTTTTGATACCGGGGAAGCGATTGATGATGTTCTGCCCGGTGAAGCGGGAGATCGCTGCATCGACATCGGCTTGCATGTCGCCGTCGACTTCCAGGATATGGAGGTCCTTGGCCTTGACATCGTGATCTCGTTTGTCCTGGAGCTCATCCTTGACGACAGACTTCTCGTAGTCGCCGAACTCCTGGCACCATTCGCCGTCTTCACGGACCATGAGAACAAAGTATTTCTTAGCCATGACAGACTCCTTATGTTGACTTCATCATGCCACAGGGAAGTTCAAATGACAAGTGGTTTAATTCCTTAAAAGAATCTTTATGGCCGCTTGACCAGCATGTTGGGAGCAGAGGCATTTGCCCTCAATCTCGTAAGAGGACGGCCGACCGCACCGATTGATATCCCAGCCTTGTCGATTGCACTTCTCCTCTCGTCGCTTGAGATATTCCTTGCTCCACCCCTTAGTGTCGAACGGAGCCGCACACTGAGGGGTGAGAACAGGCTCGGGCTTGATCGGCTTAATTCGTTTCAAGGGGCTCAGCCTCCTGCACATATGGTCGAATAATGGAAGTCAGTTCATCCATATTCTTCAGACCCTGATGAATCCAAAATCCCTTCGGGTGCTGGAATCCAACAGAGAATCTTTGCACCCAATCTCTCTGCGTTCCGAACGCCTCATAGGAGATTCCGAGATTTCTGAAGACAAACCACATCTTTTCTGGATTAAGACCCATGGACATTGTGACTCTGTCATCAGAACTTGTACGAAATCTCCTTGAGAATTTGGATTTCGTGGAATGCAGCATTGTGTCAGTTGTGGCGACCAAGCGGCAATTCAAGACTGATCTAAAACTCAGGTTCGTCGTCACACCAAGAGGAGGCAAAGAACCGGAACAGTCCTTGACATCCTCGAAACCGAATTTGAAGAAATACTCCATGAAGTGTTTCGTATTAACGATGGCGATAAGAGGAACATCACCATCTTTAAGAGCCGCAACTCTCTTAGGTAGCCTAGTTCCTGGGTTGTGCATAAATATCTTTTTCATGGCAGTCCCACCATTTCGTATTCGCGATCCAGCCGGTCCAATGCTTCAAAGTCCCAAGTGTCAGGATCTTCACTTGGGCGAGCAGCGCGATTGCGGGTTCTCCACGCAGCCATCTCCATATTGTAACGGAGACGATTGAGCAGAGAGCCAAGCTCACGAGAACGTCCTTCGCTCAGGTCTTCA